CATGTGCGCGGCCAGCGCCCGCACGTCGGCCAGATACGCCTCGATCAGCGGCGCCTGCTCCAGCATCTGCGCCAGTTGGCCGGCGTCCACGTTCATGAGACTGGTCCGCGCCGCGCGGTCCACGGCGCCCGTCAGCAGCGGGCAGACCGGCTTGGCAGCGCACCAGCGGCAATGGTCGCCCGCAGCGAAGCGGGCGTCGGGGGCCTGCGCCTCCTTCACCGCGGCGAACAACTCGCGTTCGAAGGCGCGGATGCGGTCGGGCGTCGTGCGCCACACCTTTACGGGCACGGCGGCTGTCGGCTGGACGATGATGCAATCAATGCTGGTGGCATCCTTGAACGCCCAGGCGACCTTGGGCGTCCGCATGGCCGCCGCAGCGTAGAACATCGCCTGCGGGTTTTCTTCAACGGCGACGTCCACGCCGTCTCCGAACTTCCAGTCCAGCACGATGGCCGTGTCACCCAGGCGGCCGATCAGATCGGCCGAACCAAAGACGCCCGGCAGCGCGTCACCGAAGCCGACGACGACCTCGCACTCGTAGGTCATGTCCCAGTTGGGGTCGATCATGGACAGCGCCTCAAGCGCCGGGCGCACCTTCCGCTCGATCAGTTCCTGCGTGACCGTGACGCCGCCCAGCGTGTCACCCAGGTAGTCCTCGGGCTTGCGGTCGTGGGACAGCACGCCCTCCATGATGGTGTGGCAGAGCGTGCCCTCGTCGGCGTAGCGCGACGACGGGCGGGGCGGCATCTTCTGGCAGAGCGCCACGGAGCCGGGGCAGGCGATGACCCGCTTGGCGGTCGATCCGCCGACGATGTTGCTGTGTGCTGCCATGTGACCCTCTTCTACCGTCTGAGCCGCCAACCTAATGCAAGAGAACCTGTTGCACAAGCCTTGTTTCAGCGGTAAGAGAAAACCATGCGCGAGAGTGAGATCGAACGGCACTTGGTCTGGCACGTCACCCGGCTGGGCGGCGTGGCCTACAAGTTCAAGTCGGTGAACCACCGCGGCGTGGCCGACCGGGTCGTCTGCCTGCCAGGCGGCCAGACGTGGTTCGTCGAGTTGAAGACGAAGGGCGGCCGGCTGTCGCCGCTTCAGCGGCTGTTCGCGCAGGACATGGAACGCCTCGGGCAGCGGTACGCCTGCCTCTGGACCAAGGAGCAGGTAGATGCCTGGGCTGCGACCCTACCAGGATGAGGCGGCCGACTTCCTCTACGAGCGCGACCGGGGGATGATTCTGGCGCCCGTGGGGGCGGGCAAGACGGCGATCACGCTGACGGCGATGGCGGCAATGGTGGCCGACGGCCACGTCAGGCGCTGGCTGGTGCTGGCGCCGAAGCGCGTCTGCACGGACGTCTGGCCGGTCGAGGGGCCGAAGTGGGCGCCGGGGCTCACCATCGCGGTCGCGGTCGGCACGCCTCGCCAGCGCGAGGCGGCGTTCGCCTCCGATGCCGCGGTCGTGGTCACGAACTACGACAACCTCCTGGCCATCCCCGACAAGCTGGATGGTTTTGACGGGATCGTCTTCGACGAGTTGACCCGGCTGAAGAACCCGTCGGGGAAGCGGTTTAAGGCGCTGGAGAAGCTCTTGGAACGCTTCCGCGTCCGCTGGGGCCTCACCGGGTCGTTCACGTCGAACGGCCTGGAGGACGTTTTTGGCCAATGCAAGGTCGTGGACCAGTCGCTACTGGGCCGCGCCAAGGGCGCCTTCCTTCAAAAGTACTTCGTCTGCCTCAACCGCGAGTACGGCGAGTGGGCGCCGCGCAAAGGTGCGCTGGGGGCGGTCATGGACGCCATCCGCCCGGCCACCTTCGTGCTGGAGCCGGGCGAGTACAAGGACAAGCTGCCGCCGCTGCACACGGTCGAGATGCGCTGCGATCTGGCTGACCGGGCGCCCTACGAGAAGATGAAGAAGGACTTCCTGGTCGAGTTGAAGGGCCAGCAGATCACGGCGCTGTCGGCGGGGGCCGTCACCAGCAAACTGCAACAGATGGCCAGCGGCTTCGCTTACAATAGCAGGACCGTAGCGCAAGAAATCGCGGGCAAGTTTGCATTGCAACAGGAGGCCGTTTGGTTCTCGCAGCACAAGTTTGATTTGCTGGACGAGATCCTGACCGAGAACCAGCGCGACAACACCATCGTCGCCTACACCTACCGGGAGGAACTGGCGGAACTGAAGCGCCGCTACCCCCACGCGGCGACGCTGGACGACCCCGACGCCATCGCCCGGTGGAACGCGGGCAAGATCGAACTGCTGCTGGTCCACCCGAAGTCGGCGGGGCACGGGCTGAACCTCCAGCACGGCGGGAACAAGATGGTGTTCCTGTCGCTGCCCTGGTCGCTGGAACTGTTTGAACAGACGGTCGGGCGGCTGCACCGCGGGGGCCAGACCAAGCCGGTCTGGGTCTATGTGTTACTGTGTAACAAGACCATTGACGAGCGGATCTGGGCCGCGCTTTATGACAAGCGCGCCGTCTCGGACATCGCGCTCGACGAACTCAAGGGAACGACGACATGAATTGGCGTGAGTTGAACGCCCGCCTAGGCAGTCTGCGCGAAGACGAACTGGAGCAGATGATCCGGGAAGAACTGAAGGGGGAACGCCGCCCCACCCTTCTGATCCGTATGCACCAGCGGTTTACTGTCCTTCGCAGCCTGCGTGAGCGGCGAGATATCTTGAACGTGGCTACGTCAGAAGCCCCAGCGCAGTAGCGTACCGCTCCCGCACGTCCTGGAGGCCGATCAGCCCGCCGTTGACGCGCTGACGGCAGCGGTCCACGGACCCGGCGTCAGCCAGGTCGTTGCAGTTGTTGGCGTGCCAGAAGACGGCGGCGCTCTCGGCGGCGCCCTCCCGCGTCTCGATCCACTCAGGCAGGTCGTCCAGGGGCACGCTGGCGATCTCAGCTAGGCGCTCATAGTTGTATCGGCCGGTGGTCTGCATCAGCCCCCGGCCGATGAAGCGCCAGCCGTCGCCGGGGCTCTTGTTCCCCATGCGCCCGCCGTAGGCGGCCTCGGCAATGGCCTTCTGGTCGGCGGGCTGCTTGTCGGTGCGGCCCACCTCGGCGGCGTACTCCGGCGTGAAGTACTTCGGCCACTGCTTCACCAGGGCCTCTGGGCGGTAGTTGAGGCTCTCCCGCAACCGACGCCCGCCGGCCGTCTCATGGCCCGTGTTGGCCAGAAACATCGCCACGCGCTTCGACGTGTTGATGTCGAAGCGACGGCAGGGCGCCGTTAGCGCCTCGGCCCAGGCAGACGGATCCGCCCAGTTCAGACCCATCAGCAGTTTCGGCGTGATCATCGCTTCTTCTTGTCGATCACCGACCATGCCGCGCCACCAAGGGTGATGACCGCGCCGACCACGGTTTCGGCCGTCGCCGCGTCCACCGTTCCGCGAGCGACCAGCAAGCCGCCGACGAAGGTCAGAATGTGACGGGCAAAGCCAAGCCAAACTTCCTTGGGCATATCGCGCTCCTATTTGTCCGCTTTCTGCTCTAGGCGCTTGAAGATCGCCTTGAGCATGTCCTTCAGTTCCTGGATGTCTTCCTTGTAGTCGTTCTTGCTGACGTACTGCGTGTGGACGGTGCGCTCTAGCGCCTTCATCTCGTCCTGTAGCAGCCGGATCGAGTCCCAGACTACCTTGAGCAACCAGCCCATCGCCGTGCCTGCCACGCCAATGACGATGTTAATCAGATCCTGCGTCATAGGCAGCAACCCTAGCGAGACATGGCGTTGTAGTTAAAGGCGTTCTCATCCGGCGCCATAGCGTTCGTTACCTGTGGGATGACGCGCAGGGCTGGCGAACGAAGCGCCGCCGCCGTGGCCTCAAACGGCCGCCGCGTCACCGCCACGGTGGCGGCCTTATTGGCTTCGCGACGTAGGGCGCGCTCAAGAGCATTCGCCGTTGCCTGCGGGTCCATCAAATCCGCTGCGATCTTCATGGCAAGTTCTTGGTTAATCTTGCCTTCAAACCGCGAGATTACCTCGTTAGCGATTGTGGCAACGCGGTTGAGGAAGTTGACGCGGGGGGCGCCAGACGCTTCCGTCATCACGGCCTCAATGTTGGGGACGCTAGTCCGCGCGCGGCGGGCGAGCGCGTTCGCCTGCTCCTCGCGGGCCAGATCGCGGCGGATGTTATCCACCGTTCGGATCTGCTCCGGCGTAAGGACGTCGGACAGGTAGGAGAACCGCGTCTGGCCCGTGGCGCGCTTGATGGTGGCGGGCGCCTCACGAATGGCGCCAGCAAACATGCCCGCCCGTGTCGCTTCCTCGGTCAGCGGTTGCGTCAGGCGGCTCTCCAGGAACCGCCCGACCTCCATCTGGTTGACGGGGGCGCTGGCCGCCTGGAACGTCTCCCGCGCCTGCCGGTACGCCGGAGACTGGCTGTCGATCCAGCCAATGAGTTGCTGGCGGGTGTTGGCGATAGCGGCGCGCTCTGCCCGGCCCAAACCAGACGCGGGGTCCGCGACCAATTCGTCAAGGCCGCGCTTGACGTATTGAAGGTCGCGGACGCTGTAGTTGGTTTCCGGCGCAGCCGTTGCTGCCGGAGCAGGACGGCCATCTGGGCCGAGTACCCCAGGCGCCGCAGGCGGTTCGGCAGGGCGCAGCGAGAACGGGCGGTTCTCCTCGGCGGCGATCCGCGCAGCCCGTTCAATGGCACCCCGCATGGACGGCCGCGCCATCAACGTCTCAATGGTCGTGTCGGCCGGGATGACGTCGCGCTCGGCGCGGGTGAACATCGGCCCCGTCTGGGCCGCGCGGGCCTCCCGCGCAGCCTCCAGCGAACCGCCACGGGCCGGCATGACGCCTGTCGCCGTCTCGCCCGGCGCTGCGGCGATGCGAGCCCGGCCTTCTTGAGCCGGCGCGCCGCTCACCTCCCGCATGGCCGACAGGCGGGCGCGGGACTGTTCGGCGGCGCGTTCGGCTACTTCGGACGGCAGTACACGTTCGGCCGATTTGGCAAACGCCGTGAACTCGGCAGAGCCGGTCGGCGCGACGATCTGCGACGGCAGAGGGCGAGAACCAGGCACAATCTCAGCCTGCGGGTTGCGAAGCGCCTCGACGATCTGAGGACCGCGGCCAGCGGCCGCCTCCAGGTACGCCGCCGCCTCGGGGTCCGTCGCGCGGTAGGTGCGCTCGACGGCCATGCCCGCGCCTCGCCCGGCCAGTTCAATCGGCGCGATGACAGGTGTGAGGGGGTTGGTGAACCGCTCTGCCGTCCGCAGCGCGCCTGCGGTGCCGGCGGCGCCCGCACGCCCGGCGGCCATAGCGCCGCCGCCAAACAGCGTAGACACGTCCGCAAGAAAGCCTACAGGATCTTCCGCAACCTTGTTGCGGAGGCCCTCCATAGAACCGTAGTTGCGGGCGTACTCGCCACCAACGGCGCTGGCGATCTCGCTGATGCGCTGCGTCGTCTCAGGGTTGTCGAGGCGGTCAATGGCCTGGAACACCCCCGTCGGCAAGACCGCCCGCGCGCCGGCTCGCAGGCCGCCCGCCGCCAGATCCGCCAAACTCTGCGCCGTCTGGACGGGGCTGGCGAGGGCCTCAACGATGCCGCCGTAGAACTGGGCGGCGCTGCGGGGCAGGTTCTGGCGAATGTCGGCGGGGAGGCCGGACAAAGTGCGGCGCTGCCCAGGCAGGCCTTCGGCAGCAGGCGCGGGCGCTTCGGCGTCTTGCAGCCGCAGGCGAGCGTTGGCCAGCGCCAGCGCCCGCTGCTGGTCGATGTTCAGTTCTGCCACAGCGCACGCTCCTCGGCCGTCATAGCACCCCACAGCCGGCCCCATTCCGCTGGCGGCAAGTTCACACCGCGAGGAACCGGCGGGGCGGCGGCGGCCGCAGGCGCGGAGCGCCCTCCGGCCCCTTGAGGTGTCGCTGGCGCGGCGCTACCACCAAACTGGAACTGGTCGCGGCGCGTTTCCATAAGACGGATGATCTCGCGCGCCGCCGCTAGCCGCGTCTCGTTCGGGATCGTCGGGTCAGCCAGACGGCCAGCCGCCTCTTGGTACGACCGGGTGTCGCGGTCGGACTGCGGGCCTTCAAAGCGCGGCACCAGTTTGAGAACAATGTCTGCGACCGGCGCCAGCGCCGCCGCCGCTTGGCCGCCACGGGACGAAACGCCGACAAACTCACCCGCGATGTCGAGCAGGCGCCCGACGCCGCTGCCCGTAGACCGTTCCAGCAGGCCGCCGGGTTCTGAAATGCGCCGCAGTTCAGCAATGCCGCGGTCAAGCTGCGCGGCTTCCTGCCGCTGAGTTGCGGCCGAACGGGCCTCTAGGCGCGCGGTTTCCTGCGCGCCAGCCTCCCCGCCGGCCTGTTCGATTGCACGGGCGGTGCGCGCGGCCTGCGCGGCCTCAAACGTGGTGGGCGCCGCAGGCGCCGCCCCAGGACCGGCAGCGAGCGTCGGCGCCGCAGCGCCGGGCAGCATCATGTTGGCGGGCGGCGCTGCGGCCGGAGCGGCTGCTTGCGGACGCCGGAGATCGACGGGCGCCGCCGCAACGGGCGCTGTTGCGGCCGGGGCAACCGCGCCGGGCAATTCCTGCATGAACTCAAACGTGCCCGAACGCGGAAAGGTCCGCATCGGCCGCCCGTCAGGCCCTGCAAGAACTTGCGGCGTCTCGGGGCGGGCGCCGCTAAGGTAGTCGGCACGACCCCGCATGGCGGCTTGGTATTCCGGCGTGCCGGGGCGGATACCCGCCGCCGCAAGCGCCCGTTCGAACTCGTTCGGGCGACCGGCAGCGGCGCCTTCCGACGCGCGGCGGATAAGACCCTCGGCGCCCTCCGCGACCCGCTGCACGTTCTGCGGGCTGAACTGGGTCGGGATAGCGTCGGCGTACTCGGGGAGCGCCGCGACCGTCGAGCGGCGCCAAGCGTCCCACTGAGCTTGGTTGGTCACGCCCCCCAGCAGGTCGCGCGCGGTCTTGATCTGGTCGGCCTGTGTCTGCGCCCTAAGACGCCCGGCCTGCGCGGCTTGGTATGCCTGCTGAGACGCGGCCTGCGCGAACTGAGGGGCCAGCATCGGCGCCGCTTGGCGCAGCCGCGCCATCCCTTCCGGCGTGCTCAGATCGACGCCCGACGACAGCAGACCGCGAAGCGCGTTGCGCTCCTGCGCCGTCTCCTGCGCCTCGGCCATCCGCATCCGGTTCATCTGGATGTTCTGGGCGTTGCTGTATATCTGCCCGACGTCAGGCATCTGGAACGGGCGGGCTTGCAAGGCGATGGTGTTATCGACCATGTGCGTAGCGCCCCTTACCCGAACTGACTAATGCCGCTGCCGTAGCTAGCGGGGCCGTAGTTTGTGCCAGCCTGGGGCGAGTAGGAACCGAAGCCGCCGGGCCGCATGTAGCTAGACAACAGGTAGTTCTGCATACCCGATTGCAGCGCGCCCGTCAGGGCGTTCGTGCCTGCGGCGTAACCCGACGCGCGGGCAGCGCCAGCGGCCTGTTGCGCGGCGCCAACACCGCGGCCCACATCGCCGGCAGCGCCCGTCAGCACGTTTGTGCCGGTCTGGCCAGCGCCCATAAGGCTCTGGAGGGGGTTCAACTGCCCGGCCCGGTTGACTTGGTAGCGGTTGAAGGCGTTCTGGTATTCCTGCGATGCCAGATCCTGCCCAAACCGTTGCACGCCCTTGAGCGTGGTGCCCGACAGCAGACCGCCACGGGCGGCGGCCGACCGCTCCAGCGCCTTCATGCCTTCGCTCATGCGGAAGCCGTAGCCGGGGTCAGCCTCAAAGTCGGACATGCCGAAATCGCGACCATAGCGGCCGAAATCAGCCGCGCCAGCCTCGCCGCCATCCAGGCCCAACAGCGTCATCAGACGGTTTTGGGCCGTCATGCCTGCTTGGCGGAACGGCTCCTGAAGTTCAACCTGACGGTCAAACATCTCCCGCTGCGTAGCCGCCGCTTGGTTGGCGGCACTTTTCTGCGCGCGGGCAGCTTGGCTAGAACCGTAAGCGCCGGCGCCAGCGCCGAGGGCTGCGCTGGCAAGAATAGCGGTTTCGATACCCATTACCCGGCCCTCGCGACAATACCGTCGTCGTAGACGTTAAACCCCAACCGTCGAAATATATCAAACATATACTCATGCCCCGGCGCAATGCGGCTGAACGCATCCTCGGCCGCAAAAAGCTGCGCGAGGACGCCTTTGGTGGCCCACTTTTTACGCCATTCCGGCAGGATGGAGACGTGGACCTCGCCGTCTTTGAAGTACGCTGCACCAACGGGCTGGCCGTCACGAACGATAGTTTTCACCGTCCAATTTTTCATCGCGTCCTCGTAGGCGGCGTACTCTACAGGTGACGACCAATCCGTAGCTGTGTAGCCAATGGCCAGCCCCGTCTCGCGGTCGTCCATCAGCGTGGTGGGCATCGCCGGGTCAAGCCACCCACTGAACGTAGACGACGCCGCCCACGCCGCCAGCCGAAGCCGCGCCGCCAAAATCGCCGCCATCTCCGATTGCGCCAGCCGAATTGGCCGAGTTAATGGCCCACGCCACGGCGGCGGTGCCGCTACCGGCAATGCGGTTAGTACCGCCGCCAAACGGCGCCGCTGTGGTGACGCTGATGTTGGTGTTGCGCGTGGTGCCGTTGGTCCCCGTCCCCGCAGCGCCGGCGCTTCCGCTCGTAAGCCCCGCGCCGCCGCCAGTCGCGGACATAAGCGCGCCGAACGAACTTGAACCGCCCGCAGTCCCGTTCGTGTTTACAGCGCCGCCAGCCCCGCCAGTTCCGACCGTAACCGTGTACGCCGTCCCAGCTACAACCGTCACGTTCCCTACGGCCACGCCGCCAGCGCCGCCGTTCCCTCCGTCGTTCCCGGAACCGGTGGTAGTCGCCCCACCACCGCCACCACCGCCGCCGACCACAACAATCTGGGCATGAGTGACGCCAGCGGGCGCGGTCCATGTCCCGCTAGAGGTGAAAAGTTGCTCGCGAAGCTGCAAGACGGTAGGCGCTTGGCTAGCCCAAACCGTGCCGTTGGATGTCAGCACATTCCCGCTGGTGCCCGGCGCGACGAACGTGACGGTGCCGGTGCCGGCGCCGATCAGCACGTTGTTGGCGGTCAGCGTGGCCAGCCCCGTGCCGCCGCTGGCCACGGGCAGCGGCGAGGACGTCAGCGTCAGCGATCCGATCTTGGCGGCGCCGGTCGCCTCCAACTGAGCCGTTGGGGTCGCCGTGCCAAGGCCGACATTGCCCGCGGTGTCGATGATGAACGGCGTCGTGTCGGGGTCGGCGCTGTCCTGCACGCGCAGGACAGGGCCGGTGCCGGTCTGCGTGATCTTGAGTGCCGGGCCAGGCGTGTCGCTGTCGATGGTGACGTTGCCCGACAGGACGGGCGAGACGGCCGACGTGGGAGCCGAGATGTAATCGACCGTCCAGATCTCGACGTCGTTAGCGTCGGTCAGCTTGAACTTGTACAGCGCGCCGCCAAGCCAGATGTTAGCCTCGCCGCGAGAGTTGAGAATGACCGGGTTGGTGTTGGGCGTGGCGCCCGTGTAGTCGGTGAACGTCGCCTGCGGCGTGGTGGTGCCGGCGATGTAGGTATAGACCTTGCCGCCCGAGAGAGGCACGCCGGCCGCCGTCGTGAACTGCATCTTAGGCTGGGGGGACAGGACGGTCATTATTCACCTATGTTCGCGGCAACGGTGAGGATAACAGAGGGAATAGCGGGCGAGAAAGCGGTCGCGGCGGCTGCTTGGATAGTCACGTTCGTGTTATCGGTCGCCCACATCAGACGAAAATAGTCGCCCGTGTTTAGGCGAATAAAGAAGTTCCAAGCCGCCAGAAAGGCTTCGTTAGAGCCTTTCATAGTGATTACAGTCGCAGACTGCGGAACAGAGGTTCCGTTAACGTCAGCCCAAATGTAGACGTTTTTAGCGGCGGCATTTGTGCTGACGAACTGCGCCGAAAACTGAAAGTTGTACAGGCCGGGGCGGTCCACATAGACGCGAGACGTAGGCGTGCCGAGATAGACGCCCTGGCTGTAGTTGGTCTTGTTAAACGACATGGCGTAGCCGGTATTGACCGCGGCCGCCGTCTGCGTCGTCTCGTCGTGAAACGCGCCGTTCCGCAGCGAACCGCTGCCGAGAATGGCGAACAGGTTGTAGAGGTAGCGATACCACGGCCGCGAGGGGTAGGGCACCGGATCTTCGGCAATCGGTACCCGCGCGGCGGGGATCTGCGTGATGTTCTCAGGCACTGGTCGGGCTCGCGATGAGTTCGGCGCCCATGATCGTCACCGACACAGGGTCGGTGCCGGAGATCTCGTACACGCGGTCGCGGATCTTCTGGGTCATGCCGAGGCGGCGCCAGATGACGCGGTGCCCCGTCTGGCCGATGCGGCCCATCGACCGCCAATGCTCGTTCGACCAAGTATGGCCGCCGTCATCCGACCAACGCAGCATGACGCGGGGGGTCATCGTCGTAGCCGGCGGGCTGTAGCTGGTGACGTAGATGAGGTCGCCGCTCTCGGTCAGCAAACGGTCGCCAGACTCGGTGGTGAGATACCCGACGACCTGCTCCAGCCCAAACTGGTCTATGGTGTTTGGGGGTGCGTCAAGGCCCACGCCAGACTCGCAATCAAGTTGGAGGCTGTGGTGCGTTGTGCGGCGCAGCGTGTTGGTGCCGGTCGGCAGGGCGCGCCAGGACCGCAGCCACTTCTGAACGGACCCGGCCTCAGTATAGACCGACAGATCGTAGGCGTAGATTCCGCCGGTCAAATAGTCCCCAACGACGATCTCGTCGTTAAAGGACATCTGGTTGTTGCCGCGGTGGCGGGTGAACTGGTTGTTCAGCCAGCCCGCCCGCTGGTGCCATGCCTGCGTGGCGACGTCGTACACCCAAGTGATGTTGGCGGTGGGAAAGTTCAGGACGTAGAAAGAGTGGCCGTCCTGCTGGTAGGTGTACGCCGTCGCGTCAGAGATGTCGGGGTACTGCTGGATCTGCCATTCCACGGAGTGCGTCGAGATACGCTCGCCGTTGTAGCCTTTGGACCGGTAGACGATGCCGCGGCCTCGGGCGTCGGCGCCAAGCCAGAACGCGCCGTTGTCCAGCTTGGCGAC